TTCTTCTTTCTTAAAAGCTTACAGCGAAGGCTATGCTGTTTCTGTCTCTGACAGACGCATCACCAAAGCTTCGATGGAAAAGTATGGAGTGGTGAAGACAGACAACAGCTACTACTTTCCCTACCACAACAAAGATGGACAGCTTGTAGCTGCCAAGGTGAGGGGTGTGAAGGAGAAGACATTCTCCACTGAGGGTGCTTGGAAGACAGGCACCTTGTTTGGACAACACATGTTCTCCAGTGGTGGTAAATACCTCACCATTGTTGAGGGTGAGTTTGATGCACTGGCTGCTTTCCAAATGACAGGTTCTAAATATCCTGTTGTCTCCATTCGCAATGGTGCTGGCTCTGCTCTGAAAGATTGCAAAGAACAATACGAATATATCAACAGCTTTGAAAACATTGTTGTTTGCTTTGATGGTGATGAGCATGGCATGAAAGCTTCTAAAGAAGTGGCTGAATTGTTTGGCAGCAAATGTAAAATATTTAAAGGCACCACCGACTACAAGGATGCTTGTGATTGGTTGAGCGATAGCAAAGAAGCTGGCTTTGTTGACAGGTGGTGGAGGGCTGAGCAGTTTGTGCCTGATGGCATTGTGTCAGGGGCTAGCCTCTGGGATGAAATATCTAAACCAATGGCACCAGCCGATTGTTTCTACCCTTGGGCAGGACTGAATGAACTAACCTATGGCATACGCTTTGGTGAGCTTGTCTGCATCACCGCTGGTAGTGGCTTAGGTAAGAGCCAAGTGTTGAGAGAAGTGGTGTGGCACATGGTGCAAGAGACAACAGAAAACATTGGCTTGATGTTTCTTGAAGAGAGTGTTAAGAAGACAGCCTTGTCCATCATGTCTCTAGCTGCCAATGCACCTCTGCATCTACCAGACAATGAGGTGGGAGATGAGGAAAGGAAGAGAGCCTTTGATGCCACCTTAGGAACCAACAGACTGTTTCTGTTTGATCACTTTGGCAGCACCTCCATTGACAACATTGTCAATAGGGTACGCTACATGGCTAAAGGCTTGGGCTGCAAATATGTTTTCCTTGACCACATCTCCATTGTCATTTCTGCACAAGAGAATGGGGATGAGCGCAAAGCTTTGGATGAAATTATGACCAAGCTTCGCATGCTGGTACAAGAAACAAACATAGCTCTTGTCATTGTTAGCCACCTCAAGCGCCCTGCTGACAAGGGCCATGAGGAAGGGGCAGTCACTTCCCTAGCTCAGCTAAGGGGTAGTGGCTCCATTGCACAGCTTAGCGACATGGTGATTGGCTTAGAGCGTAATGGACAGGCAGAAGACTTAGAGGTTAGAAACACCACCAAGGTGAGAGTGTTAAAGAATCGTTACTCTGGGACAACAGGCCCAGCTTGCAACTTGCTTTATAACAAACACACTGGTAGGATGTTGGAACATCATATTGAAGAAGGAGATTTGCTATGATAAAGCCAGTAGTTTATTTCACAGGTGAGCCTGTGTTTTATTTCATGGAGACAGTGGATGGTGAGGTGGAGGTGGCTAAGGTGTATGGACTTAATCATCCAAAGCTTGGCACTGGTGTGATTCGCACCTCTATTGTTGTGAAGAAGAACGACAATGGGTTTGAAACACTCAATACTATTTATGAGCAAGCCATAAAAGATGAGTGATGTAGAGAAATATTGGGAAGCTGTGAGGGGTAAGTGGCCCTCACCTCTCCCTGCCTTCAATCAACTCTCAATGCAAGAGCAGATGATGGTGATACAGAGTATTAACATCTTGCTTCAAGTGTTGAACAACCGCTAATGAGCCATGATATTTTTAGACATTGAAACCAACACAGCACACAACACCATCTGGATTTGTGTGACGATGAAGGATGGTGTAATTAAGCGTCACACAAACCCAGACAGCTTGAAGCAAGTGTTGGATGGTGACATTGTTTGTGGGCACAACATCATAGGGTTTGATGCCCCTGTGTTAAGGAAGGTGTGGGGTGTAGACATCAATGACAGTTTGCTATGCGATACATTAATCATGTCTCGACTATACAAACCAGACATTGACATAGCTGTAATTGAAGGACAGAAGGCACCTAGCCCACATAGCCTTGAGGCTTGGGGCATCAGGCTTGGCTGTCACAAGATTGGTTTCACCAACTTCGATGGTGGCTTAACAGAAGAGATGGCTACATATTGTGAGCAAGATGTTCAACTGACCAGCAAGCTGTATAGCCATCTGGTTATAGCTATGGCTAAGGAAGGCTTTAGTGACCAGAGCATTCAGCTTGAGCATGAGGTGGCTGTCATCTGTAAGCGGATGGAAGACAACGGCTTCATGCTTGATGAACGCAAAGCAATGATGCTTCAAGCTGAGCTTAGTGGACGCATGGCTGACATTGAAACAAAGATGCAGGGTGTGTTCCCTCCCATTGTTGAAGAGCGCATCTCTGAGAAGACAGGCAAGAAGCTCAAAGACAAAACTACCATCTTCAATCCCGGCAGCAGACAGCAGATATGTGAACGGCTACAGGGCTTGGGTGTTGTCTTCACCAAGAAGACAGACAAAGGCAACTTCATTGTGGATGAGGTGGTGCTAGAGAGCATTGACCTACCAGAAGCAAAGCTTGTTGCTGAATATCTGATGTTGCAAAAGAGAGTGGCACAGATTGGTAGCTGGCTTGAGCTTGTGCAAGATGATGGCAGGGTGCATGGTAGGGTAATCACCAATGGTGCTGTGACAGGCAGAGCTACACACAGCAATCCAAACATGGCACAGGTGCCTGCTGTTGGTAGTCCATTCGGTGCTGAGTGCAGAGAGATGTGGACTGTAGCTAAGGGCAAGGTGCAGGTGGGTGTTGACCTCTCAGGCATTGAGCTTCGTTGCTTAGGCCACTACCTCCAAGACAAGGAATGGATAGAGGAACTATTGAAGGGTGACATTCACTGGTTCAATGCTCAATCATTTGGCTTGGTGGCTAAGGGCACAGTGAAGGATGACAACAACACTGACCACAAGAAGGCTAGGAATGTGACAAAGACCCTTACATAAGGGGTGTTGTATGGTGCAGGTGCAGCAAAGGCTGGCTCCATTGTTGGTGGTAACAGCACCAGAGGTAGAAAGCTGATTGACAGCTTTGTCAACAACACCCCCGGCCTTGCTTCTTTGAAGAAGAAGATTGGTAAGTTTATGACTAAGGGAAATCTCCCCGGTCTAGATGGTAGGCGTGTATGGATTAGATCGGAGCATGCAGCCCTTAACACCCTGCTCCAATCCGCAGGTGCCATCATTGCAAAACAGTGGCTTGTAGAGGCTACAAAGGGCATTGCTGAGGCAGGTATAGATGCTAGGCTGGTGGCCTTTGTCCATGATGAAACACAATGGGAAGTGGATGTTGCACAAGCACAACAAGCCGTAGAAATAATTGAAGCTGCTGCCACAAAAGCTGGTGAGGTGCTACAATTTAGATGTCCAGTGGATGCTGAGGGAAAGATTGGCAACAACTGGCGTGAATGCCACTGACGATACTGGTGGATTTTGATAAAGGAAATTGATAATGAGTGAAAAACCTAAAGTGAAGATTAAGTGTGACATTTATTGGGCACAATTGAAGAAGATGAATGAGTTGAGCAATGCTTACCAAGTCAATCTTTGTAACTTGTCAGATGCTGCTGTTGCTGCCTTGGAAGAGATGGGCATCAGCGTGTCAGAAGACAAAGAGAAGAAGGCTGATATGGGGCGCTACATCACCTGCAAATCTAAGAACCGCCCCATCAAGGCGTTTGATGTGGATGGTGATGAGATTGAAGAGGATGTGGGTAATGGCAGCAAGGCCAAAGCTTTGGTGGGTGTCTATGAATGGACATTCAAAAACAAGAAGGGCTTGTCTCCCACCTTGATTAAACTTGTGATCACCGACCTTGTGGAATATGCAGGCAACGCTGAGCTTTCTTCTAATGATGAGGATGTACTGTAATGCAAATCAAACTTGATCTCCATATCGAAACTGTGAATGCTGCTCTGACAGGATTGGGAAAACTTCCCTTTGAATATTCTGCACAGCACATCACTGCCATCCAGCAACAAGCTGCTCCTCAAGTGCAGGCTGCTGAGCAAGAAGCTAAGGCTAAAGAGGCACAGCTTTCCTTGCCCCCTGACACGCCTGATGCTTGATGATAGCTTTAGTTGATGCCGACATTATTGGTTATCGACTTGCTTTTGCATGTAAGGATGAAAGTGAAACAACTGCTAAACACTCTCTTAATAGTTATATCGCTGACATCCTTATGTGCGGGGTGGACAACACTTTTTCTGGTTGCTTTGTTGATGCTTGGAAACTCTATCTAACAGGTAAAGATAATTTCAGGATTGATGTGGCAAAGACAGCCGTGTATAAAGGCAACCGCACAGCACCTAAACCCCAACACTTAGCTGCCCTACGAAGGCACATGGTGAAGGAGTGGGGTGCTGTTGTTGTTGATGGGCAAGAAGCTGACGATGCCATAGCTATTGAGGCAACAAAGCTTGTGGGTGGTTGCATCATCTCCTCTGTAGATAAAGACCTCGACCAGATTGAGGGATGGCACTACAACTTTGTTAACAAAAGAAACTATTACATCACAGCAGAACAAGGCTTATACAATTTTTATAAGCAGATACTCACTGGTGACAGTGCAGACAACATCATTGGTTTGCGTGGCATTGGAAACATAACAGCAGACAAGATGATGAAGGAAGCTGTCACTGAGCAAGACATGTACAAGATATGTGTTGATGCTTATGAAGGTAATGTAGAGCGTGTATTAGAGAATGGTATATTGCTTTGGCTTAGACGCTATGAAGGACAAACATGGGCACCACCACTATTGGAGGAAACAGTATGAAAGACACACAGATAAAACCCAATGACATTGCTGTCATCCTACGACCCAACCACAAGAGTGGTGTTGAATGGGATGGCGACTTTGAAGTGTTAGTGAGTGGGTTTGGCCCTGTCACTATGGGCAAGGATGACATCGACAAGCTCATTGCTATGGGTGTGTTGCTTGCTTCTGTCTTCCCATTCATGGAAAAGAATGCTGACATAGCCCACCTAATCATGGAGCATTGCAACAAGTTTTATGGGGATGTTGGTGAAGTGGACTTTGATTTAAACCATAATAGTTTCAGTGATGAATTCACTTTGACAGCAGACACAGCCACAGTTGGAGGAAAGCATTAACATGAACATAGCTGAAACATTGGATGAGCGTGGAAGGAAGTATGGCATCTACATGGGGCTAGCCACTGTTGCTCAAGACCTTAAGCAAGTGGCAAGAAGCGGAGCTAGCTATCATCTGTTAGACCCAGACATGGCTGAAAGCTTAGACATGATATTTAATAAGGTTGCTCGTATTGTTAACGGCTGTCCCTTCCATAAAGATAGTTGGCATGACATTGTTGGGTATGCTGAGCTTGTAAATACACGCTTGGAGAAGATGGAATGATTAAGGTGGAAGTGTCTATGACAATATACATCGACCCTCTTGATTTGCTGTCAACATATATTGATGAGGAAACCATCAGGGAATATGTTGAAATTCCAATCAAAGATGCTTTGTCTGATGTTAACGAACTGGTGATTAATCACATTGACATTGAGGGACTAGAATGAATGAGTCTTTAAATGTCAACATCAGACAAGCCAACAATGGATTCATTGTGCAGTATGAAGAAATCCATAAAGGTTTAGAAATTTCTGCTGAGTTCGTTGCTCTAGATCTTGAAGAAGCTCTAGACATTATTCAGGACATGTTCTCACAGGAACAGAGCAGTGCCGACATGTCCAACATCTTGGACACACCCATTGAACAAGACAAGAAATGATGGACAGTGGACAGATGCTAGGTTTCGTAGCTTTGTAACATCAGCCCTTAGAGCAGCCTCTCGTAGGTGGCCTCCTAAGTATGTTGCGTTGAAGGCTGCGTTAATTGGTAGTAAGAAGAATAAGAAGACAGGTATGTTGGCACAGCATTATAAATGTGCAATGTGTAGTGAACAGTATGTAGCTGCTGATGTGCAAGTTGACCACATCAATCCAGTAGTAGACCCTGCTAAAGGATTTATTAACTGGGACATCTACATTGATCGTATCTTCTGTGAGGTGGATAAGTTACAGGTGTTATGCCGTAGCTGCCACAAAGAAAAGACAGCAGAAGAAAAACTCTTAAGGAAAAAGAAATGAAGATTGATTTTCAAGTGGTTAAAGAGAACGAAGATGGTAGTGCTGATTGCACCTTGGACATGGACAAGGATGCGGTGCAAGTGCTAATTAACTTTGGCTTTGTTACGATGTTGTCTAAGGCGATTGAAGAAGGTAAGCTGTATACGCCTGCTTACTTAGACGAAGAAAAGAAAGACACTAAGCTAGTGCCTATGAACGATTGCCAGATTAATGACATAGTTGTTGAAAGTCTTAAAGAGTCTTTTGAGACACAGTTTAATACTTTCTCTAACCACAAAGATGATATTGTTTTCCAACACAAAGTGAAAGAAGCCTGTAAAGTTTTGCTCAGTTATTACATGATTCCCAGTGAAGCAGATCAATACATTGAGAGCATTGAGGAAAAGTATGAGGACAGCTAAACTTATTTGGGTAACACCAGATGCTGAAAACCTAGTGGCTTACATGGCTAGGGTGTCTAATCCAGAGAACCAAGACAACCCTACCACTGCCCCTAAGCTTTTAAAATATCTCATCAAGAACAAACATTGGAGTCCTTTTGAGATGGTCAATGTCTGCATGGAAATTGAAACCACCAGAGACATTGCTAGACAAATATTGAGGCATAGAAGCTTTAGCTTCCAAGAGTTTAGCCAACGCTATGCTGAGGTGGTTAACTGGGACAAGGGTGAGGCTAGGCTGCAAGACAACAAGAACAGACAGAACAGCATCCCCACCCAAGACAGAGAACTTCAACGCTGGTGGGATGAGCAGCAAGTTGCTGTGTGGAAGCAGTCTACAGAAGCCTACAAGCTGGCCCTACAGCAGGGCATAGCTAAGGAGGTGGCTAGAAAGGTGTTGCCTGAGGGACTAGCCATGTCTCGCATGTATATGAACGGCACCCTTCGTAGCTGGTTGCATTATGTTGACATTCGATGTGATGTTTCCACACAAAAAGAACACAGAGAAGTTGCACAGCAATGCAAAGTTGTGTTATCCTCACTCTTCCCATCACTCTTTGAAGACTAACATGGACAATTATAGTTTTTATTTTAAAAACGATGCACAAACAGACAACTCTGTTGGTATGCAGATAGCTGTGTCAGATGGACAAACTTGGCACAAGGTGGTAGAAAGCTTCTTAAACTTTCTAGAAACTGTGTATGGTTATCCGCTTAAAGACGGTGTGCTTTATGTAGATGAGACACAAGATATCCATCCATCTAGAACAGTGACCGCTTACTTAGAAAATATAGATAAGCCAGAGCCTTATAGCTCCTAAGTTTTTGGTATAACTGATCCCCCCATCTGGAGCTTTCTGCTCCTTCACCTTCGGAGAAAACCCCCATGCAAAACACATTGACCCCTTGGTCAACTATTGGCTACATCACTTATAAAAGAACCTATTCACGCCGCTTGAATGAGGCTGATATCAATAGCCCAACAGAAGAATTTGAAGACACTGTTAATCGTGTTGTAGAGTCTGCTAACACCCAGCTAGGGTGTGGCTTCACCCCGGCAGAACAAGAGCGTCTACGGGGCTATCTGCTGGGTTTAAAGGGCATTGTTGCTGGTAGGTTTCTATGGCAGCTTGGCACCCCCACTGTTGACAGGCTTGGTCTAGCCAGCCTACAGAATTGTGCCTTCACTGTGATTGATAAACCCATTGAGCCTTTCACTTGGGCTATGGATTTATTGATGCTTGGTAGTGGTGTAGGCTATAACATCCAGAGAAAAAATGTTGAAAAACTTCCTCCTGTTAATGTACATTTTCGTTGCCCTACCCGCACTGATGCTAGTGACGCTGACTTCATTGTCCCTGATAGCCGTGAGGGATGGGTCAAACTCCTTGGTAAAACTCTTAAAGCGGCTCTTCTGAGCGACAGCGAGAAAGCTGCCACCTTCACCTATGGCGCTCAGCTTGTGCGTGGCAAGGGTGCTCCCATCAAAGGCTTTGGTGGTACAGCCAGTGGCCCAGAAGACCTGTGCAATGGCATCACCAGCATCTCTGCTGTGCTGGAGAAGAGAGCAGGTAAACAACTGCGCCCCATTGACTGCCTCGACATTATGAACATCATTGGCTCCATTGTGGTGGCTGGTAATGTAAGACGCTCAGCCCAGATTGCCATTGGTGACGCTGATGATGTTGAATATTTGTTGGCTAAACGCTGGGACATGGGCAACATTCCCTCATGGAGAGCCATGTCAAACAACAGTGTTGTCTGTGATGACATCAATGACTTGCATGAATTCTTCTGGGATGGATATGAAGGCAAGGGAGAGCCTTATGGCCTCATCAATTTGAGACTGTCTCGCAAGGTGGGACGCTTGGGTGAGACAGAATATCCAGACCCTTTGGTGCAGGGCTACAACCCCTGTGCTGAGCAGAGCTTGGCTGATAAAGAAACCTGCTGCTTGGCAGAAATCTATTTGCCTAACATTACAAGCGAAGAAGAATTCTCTGACATTGCCACCCTGCTCTATCGCATCAACAAGCACAGCCTTTCTTTGCCCTGCCATTTGGAGCAGACAGAAGCTATTGTCCACAGCAACATGCGTATGGGTATTGGCATCACTGGTGTGTTGCAGGCAACAGAAGAGCAGAAGAGTTGGCTTGATATTGCTTATAAAAAGCTGCGTAATTTCGATGCCTTCTACAGTCAGAAGCATGGCTTCAATAAGTCAGTGAAGCTCACCACTGTGAAGCCCTCTGGCACCCTGTCCTTGCTGCCGGGAGTGACACCGGGATGCCACCCAGCCTACGCTAGGTTTATGATTAGACGCATCCGCATTGCATCCAACCATTCATTGGTTAATGTGTGCAGAGACAGCGGATATCCTGTGGAATACCAGCGCAACTTTGATGGTAGTGAAGACCACTCCACTATGGTTGTCTCATTCCCCTTCCGACACCCTGATCATGCTGTGCTGGCTAAGGATATGACAGCCATCCAACAACTGGAAACAGTGAAATGGCTGCAAGAAACTTGGAGTGATAACAGTGTGTCCTGCACTGTCTACTATCGCAAGGAAGAGTTGCCTGAGATTAGAAAGTATTTGAAGAAATACTACAAGAACAATCACAAGAGCTTGTCCTTCTTGTTGCACTCAGAGCATGGCTTTCATCAGGCACCGCTGGAAGAAATTACAGAGGAGCAATACAACGCTCTAGTGG